TAAACCTGCAGGCGGCGCGATTTCCGAAGGGGTCATAACGCTTTTAAGGTATTGAAGCGGCGTATCTCCCCAGTCTCCGGTATAGTCTTCTGAGATTTCACCCATAAGCGAGTAAGTTATCTCTTTCGCCTTATTCGGCGTAAGGCCGCCGGCCCGTTCCGTTACGTTAAGGATTTTAGCAAGGTCGTCGGGATTCGTAATATCGGGCTCAAGAAAATAAGCCTCGACATATTGAAACTGGTACCCGTTAAGAAGCTTATTGTTGATGGCCCATGCGATACTGCGGCGCTCCGGTTGGAAGAGCTGCTTTTCCGTAACTTCCATAGCCGTCTGCGCGGTCGCCCGGTTAAAGTCGGTCGTATATCCGACGTAAAGGTCAGGAAGTTGGAAGGATGATTGCACCTTTCGCCGGTTGTTATCAAGATAATCTTGAAACAATTCATCTTTTTGCAAAATCGACGCCAGGTCCTTGATCTCAATTTCCGGCTGCTTCTCGTCGGTTAGAGCTGTACTGTTATCAGCGCTTTCAGCCTCAAGTATAATGAAGGCGTGCTGGCCTTTTTCGCCTTTAATGTCGTTCATATACTGCTGGAGCTTAGAAAAGCTGTCTTCCGTCAGCGTGCCTCCCTTAATCATAATAAGAAGGGGGGTATGCCGGCCTTCCTCGAAATACCGGTTATTCAGATTCTCGGCTTTACGGCTTCCGTCTACTCCGAGTACCTGGCCTATCCAGCGTACTTCCCCGTATGTCTCCGTACCGATAGCAAACTCAAGAATTTCATTTGCCTGCTTATCAAGGTCCAGCGTCTCGCCGCCTTTCAGGTAATCGCCGGTAGCTTTATTCATTATACGCGGGTCGCCGATTTCTTTAAAGTAAACGACCTTGCCGCTGATTTCCTGCTTATACTTACAGAATTTACGCGGCCGCTTTTCAATACGGGGCGTATAAATTTTGGTGCCGGGTTCCGAGACATTAGCCGGGATTTTAGGCTTGCGCCGCGACCGAGGACGTTTTTCCGTATCTGTCCAAAAGGTATACTCTATTTCAATGTAGGGTTCAAGCGGCGTAGTCTTGCGGATTGATGGCGTATCCTTAATAAATTCAACCCCCGTAACCTCGCCGGCAAGATTACGCATAACCTCGATATATGATACGCCGTAAGTCTCTCGTGCCTCGATAGCGTCCTCAAATATTTCCTTCGTGTCCATATCCATATTAAGGAGCTCGATTATTTCCTCGGCGCGCGTAAATTCATCTATCATCTCTAGCGTTTCCTCGGGATAATCCTCTTTATAACGGACGCCGATACCGAAGCCGGCTATATTGTTCTTGTAGGCCCTGATGCATTGCGGCAGTATGGAAGATTGCGACACCATCACCTTTAAGCCGCGTTGATCTACGGACGGGGTAGCCCAAATTGAGGCATTGCTTTGTCCCGATACCTGTGTTGGTTTATCGGCCTTAGTTATCGGCGCCGTAGCCGCTTTAATAATATGCGTCGCTATGCGCCCCATTTTATTGCCCATTGTTTGGCTTTCCTCCTTCCTATAAAGAGCCGTTCGACAGGTCAGCGTTCCTGGACGCGACGTTTTCAGTCGAACATTTTCCTTGCTTTCGTGCGTACCGCACATTATTTCTTTATCCGTACCGGTAAACATAGCAAGAGAATGCAGTCTGCTTCATCAGGTGACGCGCCGCCTAAGTTGCCGATACCGCTAACGCGCTTCTTGTATTCCTCCTTGCTTTCTACCTTTATTTTGCTATTCGAGGTCAACTCGTATTTTCTGGTAGATAACTGGCCGATAAGGTCGTCGTCGTCCGGTAAGATAAGTTCAACCGGCTTTTCGGTCCCGTCCTCGTCATGTGTCATAAGCAGCTTTTTAACAATGCCCATCATATAGGACGTGCTGTCATGATAGTGCTTATGCTTTATCCGGGCTCCAAAATTAACAGGGAATATCTCAAGCCAGCGAAAACGCTCGGGGTCATGCTTTTTAATCTGCCTAAGCCTGTCAACCACTCCGCCCCCGAGCCCGCCGTCGTCAACCTTCACCGGGATTTTTTCGGTATAGCCGTATTGCTCAATCAGGCTTTCGCCAAGCATAATAATATCGTCGGCCGTTTTCATAAGGTCTTGCCCGTTCCGCTTTTTCAGTGGAAAAACACGCTCGTCAACCTTATACCCGATAATCGTCTTGTCGTTGCCGAAACGTGCGACGTCGCAGCCGATATGTATGCTGTCTGGCTTCTTACGTTTAACCGGCTCCGTCATAGTGGCCTTAGCTACAAGGTGCAGCGGGATAAAGACGTCGTTGTCCTGCTTCGGAAATTCGCCCGCTACGCGGACGCGAAAGACATCGCTGTCTAAACCGTACATATTGATAATCTTCTCGACAAACGCCTTATCAACTCGCGAGGACTTACGGCCGTCAATATGATGTGAGGCATAAGACGCACGGTTTTTATGGTGGCTGTCGTAAAAGAATCCGCTTAGCTGCGTCGGGTTTCCGCACATTAAAAGCTTAGCGCCGGGAGTGGAGAGCGCGCCGAGTACCGGCTCAAATATCCGGTCACTTACGCCGGACGCTTCATCTATAATATAGAGAACGTTATCGGCATGGAAGCCTTGCAAGGCGTCCGGCTTAGTCGCGGTACGTGCAACCGCAAACCATTCTTCGGGATAACCTTTAAGATAGATTTTCTCACGAGTCCATACAAACTCTTGCTCAAGCGCCGGATTATGCCGCAGCCATTTACTTATCTCGGCCCAAAGTATATCAAATAACTGGTGCTGTGTCGGAGCGGTGCACGGGATTTTAGGAAACGGCCGAGTCGCCATAAACCATATAGCCGTCCAGGCTTCGACCGCGCTTTTACCGACGCCGTGCCCTGACCGTACGCTCGTCATGGAATTATCCGCGACCGATTGAAGGACTGCTGCCTGCTCGGCGTCCGGCGTCACATGTAGAATATCCTCTACAAAGTAAACCGGCCGGTCAGCGTAATATAAAATAGCGTCGGAGCTTATCATTTCTCGTCAGCCTCCTTCCGCTTCGCATAGGCGTCCATAATCGTATCGGCCAAAGAAGTAGCCTTACCTTTATCGCCGTTTCCGTCGAGGTAGCCGAGGTATTTACCAAGAAGCTCCATAGCCTTCAGCTTGTCATACGTCTTAACCTCCATGCCTGCCGAACCCGACTTTATACTCGATATGGCCGAACGCTTTTCAACCGGGAGCTTTTCGGTTGCCTTGAATTTGACAGACTGAAAAAGGCCGTCGCTTTCAGACTCTACGACTTCCGCAAAATCCGAGCCGTTCGCAAACGCGATAGCAGCGAGCTCCTGTATGATTCTTTCCTGTGAGATTTCAAGCTTATCCCGTATTTTCTCCTGCCTTGCCTGAATTTCGGCTTGGATTTGAGGTTTTTTAAGGTTTTCCGCCCCAATCCACGGGGCAGTTTTTTTGGAATACCCGGCTCTAATTGCGGCTTGGGCGGCGTTTAAGTCAACCAGATATTCAGTTATAAAGAGCTTTTGCTTATCTGTTAACTTAGCCACAATCACCGCCTCCCTTGTATAATCACTGCCGATAATTAACATAAGTCAAGCGCCAGCCGGGATAACCCTAACCAGCGCTCAGCTTCTAAAGTTTGATATTGAAATGCTCTTGCATTCCAAAATCTCATTTTATATAATATCGCAATAGCTACGTGAATTAGAGCGCTTTCGACGAAATTTCTTTTAAAGCTCTTTTATGTAGCGTCATGGTCCAGCGGAAAGTAATATTAAGCCGCACCGCGATTTCCTCCCATTTAAGATAGTTGAGATACCGTAATTCAAGTAAAGTCTTATGTGTCGGGTCATCTACAAGCTCCTGAATCGCAAACCCGATTTCCCGTTGTGTCTCGACAAGCTCCCAAATCTCGTCTTTAAGTTCGTTTTGAAGGTCAACAATGTTACATACGCTTGTTTCAACGAGCTTTGACGGCTCCGAGCCTCCTGAGGGCATGTCGTTAATCGGAGCTGTGATGGATTCGGCGAGTTGGCGCCAAGACTCAATACGTTCACGTTTCGCCGTGATACGCTCATTGGTCCGATACGCCCGATTCAAAAATGCTTTCGGGTCCCTGGATATATTCGTTAATTGTTTTTTTGCCAGTCTCACGCTGCAAGTACCTCCTTTATTCTCGCCCTCAATGCTTCTATTAAAGCTTCCTGCGTTTGCTCTTTTCCGGCCAGTACGACATTAAGAATATATGAGTCGA